TAAATCTAGTTATATTGATGCGGTAACTTTTGAGAAAGTACACGTGGAGCGGCATCCTGCTGTTAAGGATGTTTTGAGTATCTACGGAGAGTAAAAACTAACTAGAGTCTTAGTCTACATCTTCTCTTTTAGTTTTTCTAAATACTGTTTTTGTCTACGGGAATGTTCTTGCTGGCAGAGTTCTAAAACTTCACGTAACTTTTTGTCACTTAAAACTATAATTTGGTTTTTTGTTATAGGAAAATTTACCATTTGTTATGCCCATTTTAATTTAAATAACACTTGCAGTTCAGGATTTACTATATCTGCATATACATAAAATTTTGTAGGTATATAATCTTTTTTAGTTTTTGAATATGCTTGTATATATCTATAATCTTTATCATATATAAATTCTGTAGCTTCAAACCAGTCGTTATATTCTTCCATTAATTCGGTTGCACGTTGTTGATGCCAAGGTTCATCATCTGCATTATCTGAGCAAGCAAAACTAACTAATTTTTTTCTCACCTAAAATTTCCTCTAAATCCGGATAACCATTTTTTAAATGATTACCTTCGAATATAATTTGAGGAAATACTCGATATCCGCCTATTTTTTTATATAAATCCCTTGGAGCTAAATCTGTACCTACTTCCTGTACTATATATTCTTTATTGTATTTTTCTAGTAAATCTTTTGCTTTATGACAATACTCACAATCTGGTAATTTTATATGAGTATATATTATTGTGTTTGACATTATTTCTCCTATTCTTTATATGGGTTATCGTACAAATTTAACTCATGAGGTCTGCCATCTGATATACCTATAACTCCATTTTCGTCGAGCATTCGAATTTTTTCCGTTATATTACCTTTATCATCGACTACATCAATTGCCCATGTCCAACGACCATGTTCTACTAAAATATAATCACCAATTGATACGTCTTCTTGATCTGGCCCTATTGCCTTTACACGAAACCATCTAGGTCTAATACCATGTTCTTTTCCGTTATCATCTAAAAGCAAAATGCCACTTTTAGATCTTCTAGGACCATATTCACAAAGTGTTCCTAATATTCGCTTTTTAATCGGTTTTACTGTTTTTTCTTGTTTTATTTTATAAGACGTTTTTCCGCCTGCGCCGAGCATTTCGGTTGCACTCATTAAACCTCCTTTTCTTCTATAGAACCATCTGCGTATTCTATTTCTATAAATTCTTTTTTATTTCTTTTAAATTTACGTTCAGCAACAATTCTTGAACTAGCACCTTCATCAAAATCAATATTATCTTCAACAGCTCTAGTATTAGAAACTTTTTCTGCCAATTCTTTAGCAGTTTGTACTTCTTTTGTTGAAGATAATTCTTTTTTATAATAATCCGATTGTACCTGTTCGCTAGGTACATTAATTGTTCCGCCTGGACCTAACAAATCGCCTCTGGCATTCATTTTGATATTGCCGACAGCAGTAACTCTATCATTAGAGGCAATTAATGATGCCATATCTATTTCTTTGCCTTTTACAGTTTTTGTCATTGTATCTCCTTTTCGATTATTACCATAGCAACAACATGATTTAATTCGTCACTTATACTTAGGTGTATATTTTGTAAATAATCTAATTTATTATCTAATTTAATTTTTGGTTTCTTATTTTTTACAGGTATGTAACTAATATTTTTATGATTATATTTTTCTGTAAAACCTGTACCTAAAGCCTTTACAAATGCTTCTTTGGTTGCCCAACATTTTGCTACATATTCTGCTTTTTTTATATTATGTTTATAATAATTATTTAATTCTTCTTTAGTTAAAATTTTTTTTACGAGTTTATTACCATTATTGTTTATTTTCTCTTTTATTCGATTAACATCACATATATCTACACCTATACCATAAATCACTTCAAAAACTCATTTATATTTAAATTATGTGTTAAACTATTTACTTTATGCACACCTAGCAAATATAAGCAATAACTAGCAACAGAACTACCTCTACCTACACCCCATACAATATTATTTTCTCGCATAAAGTCTACAAAAAATATCATAAAACGTAACACATTTTTCATATTACGTTCTTCAAACATTTGTATTTCTAATTCTACTCTATCTATTTCTTCTTGTGTTTTTGCTAATTCACGTATGTAATTATAAGGATTTATATTTTTATATTTGTCCGGTATGAACCAGTTGTCTAAACACTTTTGTATATATGCTTTTTTATCTTCGGTACTGCTTGTAAATTGCAATTTAGGCATGACCAAATCATAATCATCTATTATACTATTATATATCTCTAAATCTTCTGAGCGTTTACACTTTACATTTGTTAGGTCAGCGCCTTGATACAATAAATCAAATACTGCTTTATCGTCAAGTATTATTTCGCCGTTGTTGTCTATATAATTATCGTACCACATTAGCCAATAGATAGAGAATCGTCAAATTCGTCTTCGTCGTCATTTTTAAATTTTTCAATTTCGCGTCTTTCTTGTATTTCTTGTTCTATTTGATTTATCATCATAATTATTTGATTCTGCACATTTCTATTTTGTATTAAATTCAGTTTTTTTAAAAAAACTTGTCGTTTTTCTAATAACTCTTCATCTGATAGATTGGTTAGGTTTATAAACGGATTAAACATTTTTTTCTTTGATTATATTATCTATTGCTCTAAAAATACTTTCTTGTTTAATAGAGTTAGTACATTCAAAATTTTTATTTTCAGGACACCAAAACCAATCTTTAGGATTTAATATATGGCTAGCATGGCAATTCCTACATACATTATCATCGTCATTATATATTACTTGTATGTTTTTATTATTTTCAGAATCATTGCATTTCCAAATATTATTACCAATATGATTAAAACCTATACCATTTGTATTAAATTGATAATCTGGAGTAGATACTCCTACAATTTGAATTATAGGAGTATTTACTGCATGAGCAAGCCATGTTAACCCTGATGTTAAACCTATAAAAAAATCTGCATATTTTAAATCTATAATTCTATCTTCTAGTGGAATATCGCCGGTTTTATTTATTGCACCTTTTGGCATTACATTCCATTTTGGTTTGTGTCCGAAAATTTTATATTTGTCTAAACAAATAACTTTATATTTTTTTCTTTTTAAATATTTTATTACTTGTTCCCAACCATTTTTTCTATTCCAATATTTTGCTTGAGTAGTAGATTGAATCGCAATACAAACATATTTAGATTGGAGTCGTCTTGGTTCATCTGGTATTGCAATTCTAGGTTTTAAATCTAAATTTAAATCTAATCCTAGACACGCAGCGGCTATACCTTGAACACTTAATTGATTAACATGAGGAATATCTTTAGGAGTATCTGCCCAAAAATTAGTGGCTTCCATTAAATGTCTACCATTTATAACTATATGTTTACCTTGAATTTTTGTTTTTCGAGGTATAAATGTTAATTCTGGGTAAACAGGTTGAAATAAATGATTAAATTGGGTAACTACAAATACTTTTTCTAAGTTATGTTTTCTTTTATATTCTTCACAATACGGAACCCATGATATATTGTCTCCAAGTGAATGAGAAGCAAAAGAAATTGTTACGGTATTTGACATATATTATGTTTTTTAATCTTTCCAGTTAGATTCGTTCTCCTCTTTCTTCTTCCATGTTGCTACACCTAATATACCGGCAAAAGCAATATGAAACATTCCGCCCATTTGCAATGTATGAGGTTCCCATCGAGTAACATTACATATTCGATTTTGTTTCTGTTCTTCTTGGCAGAATGATTCCATTTTAAGATTCCATACTAATGGAGCAAAAAAGAAATCGATTAGGCAGATAAAAAGGTAAACTAAACCTGCCCAGTCTTTCCAATATCTATTTATTGTATAATTAATACCCATCTAGGATTTAATATTCTTTGGCATTATGTCGATTTCCTGCATTATCTGAATAATAATGAACAGCATTGTACGCTATACTTACTCTCTGACCTTTTCCTCTAAATGGATTTACAAGATGTAATAATGATGCTGGCCAAATATACATTCCTCTTGGTGTTGGTTTAACATCCATCGAATACTTATCTAAATTATGCAGTATAGGCGAATGATTTATGATTATAAGTTGGCCATCCTTATCAAATTTTCTATCGTTTGAATGTATATATTCTGGTTCTTTTAAATGTATTGCTCCAGATATGGTAGATTTACCATGATTATGAATAGGATTATATTCTCCATTTTCTTGATAATTGATCCAAAATGCTTCCAATTCAATTATAAGATTGTTTTTATTTCTTTCAACTTCTTCTGAAGAATTTATTAAATACCAATAAAAACATTGATAAAAAAAATCATATAATCCATATTCTTTTAATTGAGAATGAGGAACATAATATTGATATTTCATATGCCCTACAAGTTCATGATTCCAGCTTATATGATCTTTTCTTTCCCATACATTGTCGGCAAGTTTTATTAATTGTTGAAACACATTCTCTGGAACTTGCATTCCGAAAATATAAGGGCCGAGCGGTGTATCAATTCTGGCTTTTTTTATAGTTGGATCTATTACCATTTTTTCTTATTCATTATCGTTTGGTCGGGTTATTTCAACCATAGAGCAGTCCCAACCTTTACCATTTGTATCTCCGCCCATATTGTCTAACATAGTAGGTTCATTTGGGCTATCTTCAGGAAAGATGTATCCAATATCATCTAACCAATCTTCACCATCGAAGTCAGTAGTAAAAAATACTAACCTTCTTTCGTCAAATTCATGCCCTTCGGGAAGTTCAATTTCGGCATCATAGAAGCCTCCCTTTTCACTGCTAAATGCAGTAAAGTAGTGGCCTTTTTCATAGCAGTAATTATCACCGGCTTGTGTGTAGATTTCACCAGTTTCTCGCATAAATTCGTCTTCATGACAATAGTCTGTCCCTATATCATCGCAAGAAACTTCTTCATATTTATCTCGCATATCATACACGTTACCTATTGTATGTGTTTTACCATTAGGCAAATCAATTTCGATATATGCAGAATCTAAACCACAACCATTAGTATGTTCTATGTCGTCGCACTCATACCATCCTTCACTTCTTAGAAAATCCATATCTTCTGGAATACGATTTTCTTCTACATATTCACAGGCATCCCAAGCATATTCTTCTAATGCGTCTTGCCCTAGAGTCATCCAATAATCATGTTGTTCGGGTGTTATGGAGCCCATTACAAATTCGCCTCCATATCCATTGACATAAATTCTTGCTGTATTCTTTTTTTCTTCAGTCATATATTCCTTTAGAATTGATCAAAATCATAATGATGAAACTTTGCATTAAAGTTTTTATCTTCGTATTCGTATCGCTTAATAAGTTCTTCTAACTCATTATTCATTCCTATTAAATCATCGATACGTTGTTCTAGTTTTTGGATTTTTTGTTTATCGTGTTTAAACTGAATACGTTTATTCATACGTCATCATCTAATCTATTTTCGCTACGTTCGGCGGTAAAATGTCCTTCAGGAAACCTTGCTTTAAGTTTATTCGCATTAATTTCTAATACTTCATTAGGATCTACATTTAATGCTGTACAAGCATTGGCCCAATACCATGCTACATCACCTAATTCTTTTATTAATCTTGTGCGGATTTCCTTATCTAAAGTTTTTCCTTGGAACAAAACCTTTTTCACTACCTCAGTGAACTCACCACCCTCTGATACCAAACCAAATGCGGCTGTTAATAGTCTTGGTATATTAATATTACCTTGTATATGTGCATCTGACATTTCTAATTCTGCTAGTCTATGCAAAAAAGCAGTATATACTTTTGATTCATCACTTGTAATAGTATCTACAAATTTTCGATATTCATCTAATTGCATTCTCCTCCATTATATATATATTTCTTTTAAAGTTAATTTTTTTATGACCATCCTAATTTTTGTTTACCGTCTGCAGGTAAATCTTTTACTGGTGTAAAGCTCTCACCGCATCCGCAAACGTGTTCATATTTAAGTCGTTTAAATATAAACCCTTGTTCTACTAAATTGCCAACTCTATAATCGACTTCTACATCACCTATGATGTCAGTAAGTATGTATTCATTTACTATTAGTTTAACACCAAATTGCTCAAAGATCAAATCTGTCGGATCAGCAGTATCGTCATAATCTAAACTGTACTTCCATCCTGAACATCCTCCTGAATTTGCTCCAACTCTAAGATACGATTGTTCTATATCTTTTTCTTCTTCGGTACACATATCTACAAATTCTTTTGCAGCTCTAGGTGTTATCCTAAGTTCACATCCAACTTGGTTTGTAGTCATCTGGTTGTTCCTTGTGTTCGTACATAAAGGAAGTCCTGCATCCACAGGATCCTTTTGCTGAAGGGTTGTTAAATTTTAGACCACGATCATTTAAACTATTTGACCAGTCTATTTCTGTATTTTTAATATACAAGTGGCTTTTTTTATCTACTAAAATGCTGAGTCCGTGCGACTCGAATTCTAAATCAAATTTGCCTTTTCTACCATCAAAATCAACTGTATAAGTTAATCCCGAACAACCGCCTCCTTTGACACCTACTCTAACACAAGTATCATTAGAGACGTCTTGTTCTTTCATAATATTTAATACCACGTTAGCGGCTTTTTCCGTAAATGTGATCATTTTTCATGAGAGGCATAGAATATCACCCCGCTTTCTTAATGGTGCCCAAAAGTTCCTTTACTAGAGTTGCTTTTGTTTTGCGTTTATCCAACTCAATATTGAATTCTTTTCTACCTAACGCTTCTAATTGATTTTTCGTTTTTTTCATTAACGAAGTTTTTGTATGTTTAGGCCCTGCTTTCTTTGCTTTAGCCTTTGGAGCAGGTGCCTTTTCTTTTTTTGGCGGCACTTCCTCTGGCTCATAATTTGGAACAGGTTTTCCTACCATTGCCTCCTCTATTGTATTTGCAACAGGAATAGGAGTTCCTTTTGCACCAAGAAAAGACATAATTCGTTCTATTATACTCATAATACCTTTATTGTTTACTTTTATAATCTGCTATTGCCGCCTTAATCGCATCCTCTGCAAGAACGGAGCAATGAATTTTGACAGGCGGTAATGAAAGTTCTTCAACGATTTCCACATTACTGACTGTTTCCGCCTCTGATATAGATTTACCAGTAACCCAATCAGTAGCAAGGGAAGAAGCAGCGATTGCACTACCACAACCAAAAGTCTTAAACTTAGCGTCTTCAATTTTTCCATCGTTACTTACTTGTATTTGTAATTTCATTACATCACCACATTCAGGAGCACCAACAAGACCTGTACCTACATTAGGTAAATCTTTGTCAAGACTTCCGACATTTCTAGGATTATTATAATGATCAACTACTTGTTCGCTATAAGCCAAAATAATTCTCCTTCATTATATTTATAAAAATCTATCGCCAATAAAAAAATTTTGAACTATTCGAAAATGTTCTCTGTAATCATCCATAGATTCTTGTGTTATAGAATGAGGTATTCGTTGTTGGTATAGCACCATAGTATTTGGAACCATTTCTGCCTGGTATAGTAATTTTTTTTCGTGCAATTCTGCTGTATGATCATAGAAAGAAGTACCTCCTACACATTCATCAGGTAAATTTAAATAAATTGCGCCTGCTATTTTCCCCGGAGAAGGAGGTGCTTTGTCTCGGTGAGGTAATATTGGACCTAATGGATTCCCGTCATCTACTCTTCTAATTATACTTTTTGTATTAACTATACCAGTTGTAAACGGAAAGTCTAATTCTTGGGTAAAAGGTCCGCCCCATTCCTCATCTAGATGTTCTAATAATACTTTATTAATTAGCAACCATAACGGAGTTTGATCTAAGATCATAATTCCCCTCCACCCTGGGAAAGCAGATTCTTTATCTATATTATGAGCATATATCGAAGGTATTTCTAATGCTAATTGTCGAACAGATATATAATCTTTATATACATCAGGCACTTCAATTATTTTTAAAGGAAAATGATCTTTACCTATAGTTGTTACTTTTATATTTCGTTCTTTGTCAAGATCAACTTCCAATACGGCAGGATCTAATATTTTTGGTAAGGTAGGTTGTACTATCATTAGTTGTCTACATCAAATAAATCTTTATTTTATCATATTATGAATTACTTAGTCTTTCACATTCATATCGCATATGATTCAAACAGTTGTTACAAATTGAACTATCATGATACTTTTTTTGAGATTCTAGAACACGATTCATAATTTTAAGCATCTTTTGTTTCATATGTCGTACTTGACTTGTAACATAATTAGAACCGAAAGACACATAATCTTTTTTGTGTTTCATATCGTCCTCTGTTCCGAACTAATTCCATAAGATTCAGATTTATAATTAAATCCTGTCTGAAATGCATCTCTCCAATGCTCATCTAAGGCGTGTTCAACTAATTCTGCTAAAGGCTCATTACCCATTACAGTTTCACGCAACAATCTTACACTACAATGAATTACTTCATGAGGGCAATTTTCAACACATTCTTGTACTGATACATCAAAACACGTTTTATCATTTTCCATACATATCTCCTTTAAATAGTAAAAAGCCTCCTATTATAGTTATGTTACATCTTCATTTTCTACATTTGATTTTGATTGATAACCATCTTTATACCAACCGCTTCCCATTAATTTAAAATTACCTAAACTCATTTTTAAATTAACTTTCCCTCCACATTTAGAACAAGGAGTGTCGGTAGGTATAGATCTTTCAGGCCAATCTAATATTTGTTCAAATTCTTGTTTACAATCATCACATCTATATTCATATATAGGCATGGTTAATTACATCTCAAATAAATCTTCATTCCATTCTCTATGACCTTCTCTGTAAGCCATATTAGTTTGAGTTTCTCTTACTTCTACTCTGAAACACCAAAGTCGTTCTGCTTCTCCAGGACCCCACATATCTGGAATGAATACTCCATTTACATACTTATATAATTGATCAGCAAGACCTTCGCATCCAAGTTTTGGTAATATAGTAAGTTTTGCTAATCCTGCTTTTTCTAGTTGTTTGTAAAGTTCCATCTCCGGTTCATCTTCGGCAACTAATAGAGTATGGTCAAACTGTTCATCAAGAAATTGTTTGAGTTCTCCTAAGCCACCATAATCTGCTACCCAGTTTCTAACATCTAAATGATCTGTACCAAAAAAGAATCGCATACTAAAACTATAACCATGAATAATATTACAATGACTGTCTGCCTTCCATTGTCTATATGCACATGGAAATTTATCTACGTATTCTTTTGTACTATTATATTTGTATGTTCTCGGTGATCTATTTTCTAAAGTTATTGTGTCACTCATATATTGCCTTTATAAGATAATATTGTAAAATCTTTCACACCGTCTTTAATATCATCTAGTGTATCTGCTACACCATGATCGTACGCGGTCATCCAATGATCATCTAATGCCTGTTCTACTAAATCTACATAATCTGTATTACGAACTGCAAATCTTAAATCTCTAACAGTACAATATGTTTCCGGACATTCTGTAAGACATTCTGGAACGGTTACTTGCATACAATTTACCATAGTTTTCTCCTTTATTTTATTATGTTAAATTAAGTTGTGCAAATGCAGCCTGTACTCCTAATATTTGATTATAGCAGTCGTACAAACTGTGGTGTTTAGCAGTCTTAGGAAGTTGCATGTTTACAAGGCTATACAAAGTTCTTGTGTCTCGTATTTGCCAATACTTCCAAGGATTGCCACGTTGTAGTATTCTATTTATGGTTTCGATAATCATGATATCGAATATAGAACCATGGGCCCAAAACTGATCGCATCCTTTACAAAACATGTAAAAGTCTTTTAGCACATCTGCTATATCGCATCTATCCTCTCCCGCAAATGCTTCTTCTTTTACCTCGTCATCTTGTTTGGCCCACCATTCCATAGTAGGTTCATCTATTTGTAAGCCTAGTTTTGTGCAAGACTCTGGATCAATACGTCTGTAAAAATGCTCCATTTCAAATGCATCTTTGCCTACATCATTGTCTGTTGGACGAAATCGCATTGCTCCAAAAGTTAATAAAACTGCATCAGGTCGAGTACTAAGCGACTCGAGATCTACCATCAAATGATTTTTCATGTATTATTATAGCATATACAAAAAATTATGTCAATTTAATAATTTTGAATTTGGCATAAGTTCAGATATATCATCCTCTTTACCTTCAAAGACTTCTACGACTTCCCCGTCGTCGTCTACTTTAGAAACTGCTATTGATTTTTCTAAAGTTCCGTTATTATTTTTCTTTACATCTAATTCAAACAAAACATTATCATGAGTAAGCACTTCAATATGTCCTTCTTTTACAAAAGTTTCCATATTAGGATCATCGTCTATATTTGTTTGAAAGGAATCAATTACTTTGAATAATTCTTCAAGGACATCATTCATAAAAGTTTTAGCATTACAGAAACGGAAGGGTCAGTTAACCAAAAAATACGCTTAACATTTGAACGACCTTGTTTAAATTTTTTAAGTGTATTCTTTTGGGCCCTCCAACCCTGCCTTCCTAACGTTCTATTAAGATAATGAACAACAGCATAAAAGTGGTCTTTATCCCGTATGTTCAGTTGACACGGCGACAGTTCTTCTTTGTCTACCCTATGAGCTATGCTTCTCCTTAAATTTTGCATACCGTGTCCTGTAGTATATTAAAAAATAAACATGTGTTCAGAGGTATTATTACCATATACTCGATTATGAACAAACAGAAACTATTTTGTTATAACCCTTATCCGGATTAGGCTAACTTTTGTAAGTCTCTAGTTACTATGCCGGTCTCGATAGACAATTCCAAACATGCTAATTAAAGCAGAGGTGGTCTAGTGCGGACCGAGCTTTACCACATCCTGTAATTCTGTGTAAGGCGGACTTTACTGTCTTTAAAAAACACATCTCGACCAAGTTTATTACTTTTCAGTAACGTAATTGATTAGATCAGCTCTTCCTGTTTTTAAGACGTCATTTATCCGCCTAAAATTATTTAGCATTAAATTTTTTTATTCTTCTATAATTTCTAAATCTTCCGAATTCTCTAATTGCCATTCCACCAACTCTTCTAAATTCGATATAGGGAAAGGAATGAAAGGTCCAGCAAAGTTGCTCTTTGGTAGCAAGTCCCACTCTGATATCTGCTTTACTGTTCTTTCCGGGATAGTGGAGAGTCCCTTCATAGATGTTTCTGTATTTTTCTTGGACAATGTCGAATCCTACTAGATATACAATATCTGGATTTTGAGAGGCTGCATACAAACATGCTAACGCACCACAATTCCATTTTTTCCATTGGCTTTTTATATTGATATGTGTCGCTGACGGACAACTATATTTATTAGTTGTGATTACATTATGTGCTTTCGAGTATCCACTTACATGGAGTTCATTGCACATTCTATCATCTACACAAAATAAAATATCTGGATGAAATTCTCTATATATTGCATTACATCCGTATACTGTATATTGTTTTTTAAGTTGCCATAAATCTAAATTTTTTCTACTAATACCATTTCCTACAACAACTATGTTACGCTGTTTCAACTTCTACGTTTAATGGATGGCCATTACTTCTGGCCAGATTGGTAGTTTCTATTGCCTTTTGCTCGGCTATTTCATAAAAAAATATACCTGCTGTACCTTTACCTTTTTCGTGTATATCTATCATTATTTTTTCCGCATCTTGTAGTGTATGATGAAATACCGACATTAAAACTTTTACAACAAATTCCATCGGTGTAAAGTTATCATTAACAAATATTACTTGATATTTTTCAGGTTCTTTTATATTTAAATTTTCTGTAACTTTTTTTTCAACTACAGTTTCTACATCAGACATACTACCTCTTTTTTATATTTATTTGACTAGAGGCGGCACTCGATTTGGGCTCAAGGCGCTAATACATAGTGCCGCATATAAAATTGCTTAGTTAACCGAGATAGGAATTACTTTAGGTTTTTCTTCCTCAGGTATTTCCTGTTCTAAATCTATTGCTAACATGCCATTTTTAAGAGTTGCATTCTTAACAAGCACATGTTCGCCTAAGCGAAATGTTCTTTCAAAAGAACGATTTGCAATACCACGATGAACAAAATCATTATCGTCGTCTTTGTTTTTAATCTTACCTTTAACTGTAAGATTGCGTTCTTTTTGCGAAACTTCAATATCTTCTTCACCAAAGCCGGCAATGGCCATAGAAATTACCCATTTACCGTCATCAACTTGCTCGATGTTATAGGGCGGATACCCTGTAGAGGACGCCACATATGAATTAGAAAACTGCTCTAAGTCTCTAAACATACGGTCCATACCAACTGTAAATGGTGTTAATGAAGTGATAAAGTCGCTAAGATTAGCGGTTGTGAGGTGTCTATGTGTCATAATATTCTCCTTTTTTATAAGCAAGACAGAGCAAGATTAACCCTATTATGGCATTAATCTTCTCCTCATATTATTTATCTCTATTATAACAAACTATAATAGAAATGTCAATAATTTTTTATTTTACCTTCGTATAGTTTTTCTAAATTTCTTTCTATACGTCTAATGGCTTGTGCTTTAAGCCTTCGCCGTTTCTTTGACGGTTGTTCGTAGGATTGTCTATCCCTACATTCTTTTATAGTGCCTTCTTCGTTAACTTTCTTTTTTAATAATTTAATTGCTTTATCAACATTATTATTTCTTACTTCTATTCTAATCATTTTATTATTGCTACGATACTGGAACCGACAAATTTTGGCGTAGACACAAACTCTTTTTCTAAACTTGTCGAAATACGCTCAACAAGTTCCATGCCAGATTCTTTGTACATATATTTTTCTCTGCCTCTGAATCTAACAACAACTTTAACCTGGTCACCTTTTTCTAAGAATTTTCTAATTTTATCTGTTTTTACAATAAAATCATGTTCGTCGATTTTGGGTCTAAACTGCATCTCTTTTAAATCTACACGATTTGCTCGAGCTTGCTTTGCTTGTGCCTTCTTTTTTTGTTGTTCTTTATATACGTATTTATTATAATCAGTAATTTTTGCCACTGGAGGATCGGCCTTCTCAGAAACAATTACTACCTCTAATTCCCGTTCACAAGCTATGGTTATGGCTTTTCTAGTTTCCATGACTCCTAATTGTTCTCCATCTTCTCCTATTAACCTTAACATAGGATGATGAATATAATTACTTCGTCTGTTGTTTCTTTCCGTAAACGAGAAACGGGTCTTGTTGTTTTTTGATCGTTTTTTCATTTATAACTACCTTTATTATTCCTTTCTTTTGATATGTTGGTAAGTTAAATTGTACATTTAATAGTACATTTTCTATAACTGATCGCAATCCTCTTGCGCCGACTTTTGTATCATTACAAACTTTAACAATTTCTTCACATGCACCATTTGTAAATTCTAACTTTACATTGTCCATTTCAAATAGTCGCTGAAACTGTTTAACTATACTGTTTTTCGGTTGTGTTAATACTTGTATTAGTTGTTCTTTTGTAAGTTCTTCTAATCCTACACGTACCGGTATTCTACCAATTAATTCTGGTATTAGGCCAAACTCTACTAAGTCATCTGGTTCTATATGATTTAAATAATTTTCTTCTTTAAATTCATCTAAATTAGATCCAAACCCTATAGACTTTGTTTTGTTTAATCGTTTTTTAATGTGCTTTTCTAAATCAACAAATGCACCACCTAGTATAAACAATATATCTTTTGTGTTTACAGTTAACATTTCCTGACCAGGATGCTTACGCCCTCCGCCTGGCGGTACACGTACTTCAGTGCCTTCAATCATTTTTAACAATGCTTGCTGAACACCTTCGCCACTTACATCTCTTGTGATGCTTGCTGATTCGGACTTTCTACTTTTTTTATCTATTTCGTCTATATAAATTATACCTTTTTCTGCACGGTCAATATCATATTCCGAATTAAGCAAAAGTTTAGTTATTAGATTTTCTACATCATCTCCTACGTAACCAGACTCTGTTACAGTAGTTGCATCAGCAATAGCAAATGGTACATCTAATATTTTTGCTACTGTACTTGCTAATAATGTTTTACCTGACCCAGAAGGACCTAATAACAATACATTAGACTTATCTAATTCTATGTCTGTTGCTATATGATTAATTCTTTTATAATGATTATATACTGCTACTGATAAGACTTTTTTTGCTTCTTCCTGACCAATTACGTAATCATTTAAATGATCATAGATTGCTTGCGGGGTATAAACATAATGTTCGTTTATTTCATTTTGTTCTTCGTGAACAATATTAAAGGACAATGTAATACATTCGTCACAAATGAACACACCGTCATCTGGACCTTGTATTAACTTTTTTACTTCGTCTCTGCTTTTAGCACAAAAACTACAAATAAAACTTTTACTTTTATCTTTACTCATGTGAATTATCTATCCAGCTTTTTTTTGCTGGTTTGCCAGATGCTAAAGATTTTAATAATGACCTCCCTTTGTTAAGTAATGGTTGTACTACCGGTGTATTTGTTTTATCAACTAATACTGTTTGCACTTCTGGTTGTTCTTCTTTTTGTAATTCTTTTACTACTTCTTCTCTTACTTCCGGATCTGCTTTTTCTAATACTTCTTTTATTTCTTCGTCGATTGTTGCTTTAATCTTTTCTTCCTCTTTATGCTCAACAACATCTTCAACAATTCTAGTTTCTCGCTCAGGAGCAGGCGGTTCCGACTTGTGTTCGGGTTCTGGCTCAGGAGTCGATCTTTCTTGTACAACTTCTGGTTCAGTTCTAGCATCATCTTTGTTCTCCTTTGACAATCCTACATTTTTTGCTACTTCTAAATCTATTTCCGGTTCTTTTTCTTTTTTTCTAGGTTTAAGTTTAGGAGGAGCGACCATTGCTTCACGTATAGTCATGTTACCTGCTATGATAAGCAATACTGCTAACGGATCAAAAACAAATATTAAAAGTAAAATAACTGCCCTTACTGCACTATCTAACATACCTAATGCTTGATCGCCATATATAAATTCTGCAATATATTTTACTGGACCTACTTCTACTTCTAATGCTCTGTACGTTTTTTCTAATACTAACTTATCTTCCCGTACTTGATCTACTTTTACTTGCTCGGTTTCTATGAATCCTTCTAATTCATTTACACGTTTATCTATATCTTCAGTTTTTAAATTAGACTTTTCTTTAAGTTTATTAATGCGTTGATTGATTTTATCTATATTATCTGCATAACGATTATCTACTGCTAATAAATCTATTTTTAATTGATTGTTTAGAACACCTATATCTCTACGAGCAACCCATTGAGTACCTCTATCTCGTTTTCGTATTTCATCTATTTCTTTTTGATTATCTTCTCTATTTTTAACTAATTCAATATCATCTTTTGTTCTACGTTTTGATTCTTCTATTTTATCAAGCAATACTTGAGTAGCAGATTCGGCAGTAAGTCGTATGGTTTGTTTTTCATCATCTATACGATCATATAATCGTTGTAATTGGGCCTCTTCACCCTGAATAATATTATCAACTCTAACATTTTCTCCGCGATTTAATCTATCTATTTCATCTGTCCATCGCGAAACTTTTGCACTACTTCTTATAATTTTACCTTCTAGTACAGATATTTGTGCTACTTGTTCGTCTGACATTGCAGTTTGTTCTAAGTGTGCTTTAGATAAAAATCCAAAGATACCCATAGACGTTATAAACATTAAACCTATAACTGCGGCAGTAAGATATACTTTAAGAAATGCGGGGATTTTTTTCCAATAATTATAAAGCCAACTTGCGGTAACTAATTTACCTACTTCTAATACACCGCCCATAATTGCAATGGCTAAAGCGGCGCCACTAAAAATTGCCATGAGCCCTACAATAGAATACCAAGCGGCTACACCCGAAATTAATAATGCTGTGAATAAAACTAGAAATCCAAAAAACATATATTAAGGCAACGAAGTTGCAGTTTCGCGATTTGTGCCAGAAGGTTCTACTTTAGTAGCAACATCAGCATCACTAGCGGAAATATCTGTTACTGTAATCAAGCCCTGAACGGTTGATAGAGTTGCATTTAAAGTGACCGCATCTATTTTTTCATTTATTACGCTATTATTAGATGTATCCCACCCAAATGATTGTCTAGATGATAAAGTTGCAGGGTTTAGTCCATTAAAATCGTATCCGCCTGCACCTTGGGCTGCTAATAGTTTTACTGCATTGGCACCAGTAACAGTAGGATCTACTTGATAAATAGGTTCGTCTAAATATGATACATGAAATTTTATCTCTGTATTAACTCCGACAGTAGCTCCATTAGTACCTCCAGTAACTGCTTCAACAGTTAGTTCATGAATTTGGTTTGATGAACCTAATCTTGAAACCATACTATTAAATCGCATATTACCTCGTACAATTTGTTTTGCTTGATCATCTGAAGCAACAGTATAGGAAGAGTTACTAACAGTTTGATTATTAATAGTTCCTTCATTTGCTGCCGGTACTGCTAACCCTGAAATAGTTACCTCATATTTAAATACACCTGGTATTGCAACACCATCAGTTGTACCAACATTACTTCCAGCAGTTTGACCGCCAGATGCATTTGTTGTATGTTGAGGTATGCCGTCACCTGCAAAAGCCCTTACTTGAGGTTGTATATATCCTGCTTCCATTAAAAACTCCTATACTATTAAGTTTATTTATCATCATTTGAGGGATATCTTGTTGCAAAACCCTCACTGATAATTAAATCATTTACATTTATTATTTCGCCATGTTCTTCTTTGTACATGACTATACCTAATATTCTACCAAACTTACCTCGTTTGTTTAACATTGTTTGTACAATAATTTCTTTTGGTAAAATTTCTATTAATCTATTTTTTGATGCTAATCCTCGCTCACGTTCTTCTGTATCATGGGATTTTGGATCAGGCGCATTAACTCCAAAAAGTTTAATACGTTGATCAATGTGGACTTGAAATCCCATATCTATATCAGCATCAATAGTACCTCCGTCAATGACTCTTACGAGTCGAGCTTTGTATTCGTACATGCATGTTTCCTCTTAATCTAAATTTTCTAAATACTTTAATATCTTATTAATTAAGTTTCGCATAGTCTTGTTATCTGTATCTTCAAAACTAGAAAGATATGCAACAAAATTTACGCTATCCTTAAGAATACTTAAATCACCCGTTCTAAATGCATTTATGATAGTTTCTTTATCATGCCGACGTAATAACTCACTGGCTATATTGTACGAAAAAGCTTCTACTTCGTCGGGTTGTCCTAAATAATCTCTTTCTGCTTTGTCTTTACCAGGCCCCTTATAAGGTGTACCTTGGACTTTTAATTTCCTTTTTCTTGCTTGTCGTTGATGAATTCGTTCATGCCCAATCGCATCATTTATTCTAACAACTAATTCATCAAAACCTTCTTTTGAAAAACTATATGTTCTTTGTTTATCATTAAACAACAAATCTAAATTTGTTGCATATATATCTGGATCATTCCAAGCATCTATTCCTTGCGAATAACCAGCGTTCATATTTATTTCATCTTTAGGTACGTTAGGAGTATTTTGAAATTCTACTTCTACTTTAAACTGATCTAACGTATCTTGTATTATACTAGTTAATTTATATTTGTCAAGTCTTTGCCCGACAATTTCTGGCTCCATACTTTTTAATGAAGCCAGTAATTTTTTATGTGCATAAGGTTTTGTTACTTCACATATAAACATACAAATATTTATGTAAAATCCATAGTTATTGCTTATGAGACCAACGATAAAACAAGTGAGAATCTATCCTAACCGTTTTAGTAAATCTCTTATGTTTTGACCACCACGGCTTAACATAATCTGCATGATAATGTGTAGCACCTTCGGTAAAGTCTATAAATGACATTGACCTTTGTAAAAAGTATTTTGCTAATGCAACTGAATATGCATAGGCTCTAGTGTTGGCAGGGGTATCTTTTTTACCGTCACAATACCAACTAAATTGACACCGGTTTTTTATTGGAAATTTTCTATTTAATCTTTTATGATAATAATGTTTTCCTTCATGAACTACTTCACAAATACTTTTAGGAAATCTTTTATCTGCTACTCTATTCACTGTAACTAAAATAACTGCTACTTTGCCTGCTAAACTTTCGTTTCTTGCTTCATGATATACGTTCATAGCAAGGCATTGAATTTCCTCAGGTGTAAAGAACATGAATGTATTTCTAAACTTAGGTTCAGTGTGTTTAGAAATAGATTTTTTAGAGTTCCTGTAATGTGATTCGTGAACAGGCATGACTCCGATAACGCCTGCATTGTCATTTTTACTTCCATGTATCATCCCTACAAAAAAGATACAAGAGAAGACTATAAGTATAAGTTTTTTCATACAAATATTTCCTCTTAATTTTTAAATTGGTTTTCTCATAATAATTTCCGCGAGTGTGAGCATAGAAAAAATCCCTGCCTAGGATCATCGTGAAATAAGACAGGGATGAGTTCAGAATTCCTCGTTACTTTTTGTCGTAGATTCCCCATAGAATCCACAGAGCAATTAAGCCTACAAGTCCTTCGCCTCCTAATGCTTTCACGAAACTGATTACATTACCTAGGATGTCGATTGGAAGGAATACTACGTTTGCACCAAAAATGATTTGGAATACAACGCCTAACATTAATACAGAAAGTCCTATCTCTGTGAGCCCTCTGATCCATGCTGATATATTTTTGATAATATCCATGATATTCTCCTTTTTCGGTGATTCTAAAGAATCACTAGTATATTTACCTGGTTTTTTGGCATTTTTAGTTATTTTTGGCATATTTTAAAGGTTTTTGGTGGTTAAGTAATACTATAATAATGGGTTGATTCTGTTCCCAGGCCCAACCCGAAAAGCCCGTAGCAATTATGCCGCTAAGGCAAGTCCTGCTGATGTATAATCGTTATTGTTTGCGATTATGGTTTTTGTCGTCTCGTCTTTATATCCCACGGTGTCGAATTCTATTACACCCCCATCAACGAAACATAGCATCTAAAATTAATACCAGCGTGCCTGCTCCGCCCATTAAGATAATTGTTAAGATAATATCTCGACCGTCCATAAAGTATGTTCCTTTGGTGGAGGTGGAGGGATTCGCACCCTCGTCCAGTCGTTTTCAACAAAGAGTCCTTAACAACATTAATATTTATTATAACATATTTAAAATGGTGTGTCAACTTATTGGTTAGAAATTACTTGACCATCAGAAACATGTTTCCATTGTGTTCCTGTCCAGTAAACAATTTCTTCCTTAGGAACCCCTGATCCGTTTGTACAATCTAGACAAAAGGCAGTAGCACCTGAATCGGTTGCGGTTAACCCGTTAGCCAACGAACCTAAACCAGAGTATGTGTAATTAGGAAATTTAATAGCTCCGCCTGCTGATTGAGAAAATACAGCCGATGCTTCGGTATTGCCTCCTGCATTGATTGTAAATGAAGATGAAAAATTACTTTCTAAAGGCACGCCGGAATTGTTCTCTACAGGATCGCATTTTGCGGTTACTGATCCTGATGTTCCAATAATAACTACTGTATATTGATTACTTGCTAATAAAGCTGTTTTAGGTGCAATATTTAATGTTCTGTTATTTGCATTATACGCGATAGATATATCAAGTAAATATTTACTTGTGGTATTATTATATAATCGAACTGTACCTGTTCCAGGGCCAGTCGGTCCTAAATTATGATCTATAGAATTACCACTAGTGGGATGAGCATCTTGTCTTTTAGTCCAATATGTAGTATCAGTAGGCAAATTATTTGTATTATTATTAGCATTTGAACTATACTCAGCACCTTCGTATTCTACTGTATTTGTGGCTGTAGCACCTGTAGGCCAACTACCTCCAGTAAATGCATCATATATTTTTGTTGGTTTCCATGTTGTCTTGATATCTCGAGTGGTAAAAGATACTGAATCCATATCTTGCGAGAATATAATTTTTATGGTTACGTCCGTAAAAACACCTGTTGCACTTACTGCCGGTGTTACCGATTTAACTGTCGGCGGTATACTTACAAGAGAATCTAATTGCGTTGCTTTTGTAGTGTCCGATGTCTCAATTGATCCTTGAACAAATTCGGTTTTATATCCTATTACATTACCACAATAATCATATTCAGGTGTTGTAGTAAAAACAGGTGCTGTATAATTTTCGCCATTGTTTAGTGTGCTAACAGTTTCGTCACTAAATATTGCATGAAAAATTGTTTCCAAACTAGTGCCATCTGTTTTTTGAAGAGGATAACCACTTAATTGTTTCCATAATGAAAATAAAGTAACAACATCATTCATACCTTGTGTTAATAAGTTATTATTACTTGTCTTATCTATTATTTTAGGAGTATCTCTATCTTCGCTATCTAAGTCATTCTCATCTCTAGCAGTACCAATCGGATCAGTTGCGGCAGTAGGAGCAACAGGAGCATTAATTTGAAATTTTGCTTCATACGTTGTTAATTTTACTTTACCTGCTTCAGATGTTGGCAATATTTTTGATGGATTTGTATTTACACCTCTTGCATTACTTCCAACCTGTAATGTATATGTAGAGTTTGCAGTAATTTCATCTTTAGGTATATAAACTGTTCCTTGAAATGTAGTGTATTGACTATCTTGTCGTTGCATTTGTCCTGCCCATAAACATTCTTTTCCGTTAGGTGATAGTAACCTAACAGAACCCCAAAAACCTGTTCCTAAATTATTTCCTACAGTACCTGAATGATCCGTTTTCTTTCTAACAACAATAGTATTAGGATTCATTTTTTCTGTAAATTTTAATGCAACATCTAATGTATATACATTACCGGTATAACCACCTGCCAAAAACTGAGGATTTGTATCACCACTTTTAATCCAAGTACCTCCTACATTTGTATTTTCACAATCCGACTTGCTTTGGAATCTAGGATCATGGTTGTCAGGATATACAATGCCGCCAATAAAACATCCTCCGTATGGATTTTTAACACTTGTTACTATTGGTGTTGCTTCGCCTTCTTTAACTGGTGTTGATGTTTGAACAACCGGATTAGCATCTGCAAGTGTAGGTATTTCGTTAGATCCTCCTACTCCGCCAGCTTCTATTGCCGCTTCTGCAATAGCATTTTCTTTTTCTATTAATGAATAAAATTCATCTCTTATTGCATTAAATTGATTTATCCAATCGTCTACTAACGGTCCCCAACTCATTCCTGATTCTATTGCTTTCCAAATATCGTCTAACAACCCGCCTGGTATATAAATGTTATGATTTATAGATGGAGGATTAGTAGAAAAATCCATGCAAACAGTTTGGCCGCCTCCCATAACTTTTCCTAACTTATTCATAATTGCTTCGCCTGCACCTAAAAAAGATCCCATAATAGTTTCTAATAAATTAGGAATAGGTTTAGGATTAATTGGATCGGAACAAAATGCTATCATACTAGCAACGGCAGCAGCTTCGCCGATAACTGCATTTACCCTTGCTAATGTCGATGGAAGGCCTGTATGTTCATTGAACCCTTGTAATGCTGCTCTACAACCCTGAATAGCACCTACTAAGGCGGCATTTGCAGAAGCTACAGATTCTAACGCTCCTAAATTCATATCTAAACATAATTGAATTTGTGGAAGTTTTGGGGGGAATTTACCAGCAAGTAAATCACATAACATTTGTTTAGGATTTACACCTAATTCTACTCTAACTACCGAACCGTCAAACGGCGTAGCAATCGGAATGTTTTGATTTTCAGGTGCTATGTATTCGTGAAAAGTTGTTAAACCATTTTTAAAATCAGAATAGCTCATTCATATTATCCTATATTCATATTAGGTGATTTCATTGCTTCTATCTTTTTCTTTACTGCACTATCGTATATACCATAATAACTTTGAACAGGATTAGGATTAGAAGGTGGTTGAAAATAATTATTACCAGTGCTAACTAAATCTAGTTTTGTTTTATCTAATCTATCCCATTCATAATCTCCTAAACTTGATATAATAGAAGGCAAATAATATTGATACTGTGCAGGCACACCATTGGGCGTATTACCAGCACCTAATGGGGCACCAGTATTACTTGGGGGTGTTGACGAAGCAGTACCATATTTCTGTCGTAAATTTAACCACATCGGAAAATCATTTTCATTTCCTGCACTTTTATCATTTATTCTAACATTTTTAGGTGTCATAACACTTTGCGTATTTTTAGGATGATTTTTTGTTTTTACTGCAAATTGATATGAATTACTAGGTTTTAAATTATGTAATGATATAAACTTATCATTACATCTAACATTAGGATTATTAATCCAATGAATTTTACTATGATCCATTGTTTGACCTTTAACACTACCTGGTTTTGGTTTAGGTATTGTTATTTGATTCATTGCCGCAGGCATTTATATTTCCTTATGCTAAAGTTATTCCACTCATTTGCGAACTATATTGTTTTGCAATGGCTTCTACTGGTTCTGCAATAGCTACAATATGTTTTTTACTAATTTTTACAGTTCTGCTTGATTGAACATCTACTGCTTGTAACCAAGGCATTAATGCAACACCTTGTTGTGTTAATCCGATCATAAACGGTCTATCAACCATATAATGAGTATCATCTTCGTCTTCAAACGAACAAATTAATTCTTCTGATGTTGTTAATTTAACTGTAACAACATCACCTTTCTTTTTTGTTTCTACTAACATATTTATTTTGATTTCTTTATATTCTCGTTCATTAATTCGAGGGCAGTTTTTTTAACTGCGATTGTTTGTGTTTTATAGATACCATTCCATAAATCTCCAAACCCGCCTATTTGTTTGCCTTCGATAAAAATTAACGGAGCTTTCTCAACATTAAATTTTTCTTTAAAAACTTTAGGTTCTATATCTTTACCTATAATTTTTTCTTCAAATTCAATGCCTCGTTGCTCCATTAATTCTTTTGCTTGATCGCAATGAAAGCAATTGTTTAACGTATAAATTACATTCATGCAACTTCTTTAAGAAGAGGTTGAGTTTCTTCTTCAGCTTCTAATTCCCATTGCTTTTGTTCTTCGTCAAAATCTATAGGACATCCGCCAGGTGTTCCGCAATCTACATGCTCACGTCCTATATCTTCAGACATTGCGTATGCTATTGCTCTACTAATTTCTTCATACTTTGCCTTAGAAACTGCTTCTTCTGGTTGATATTCGTATGCAGAAATATCTGCTTGAGGCATAACTGAACATGCTCTTACTTTAGACTGATGTTTCTTAATCATGTCTTTGAAATGTTTATATTCGACTACTTCAGGAACATATTTAAGGGTATAACTAATTTGATTACCTAAATCTTCGGCAAGAGTTCCGTCTTCATCAACTCCTTGAATCCAATATTTTTCTCCAAGTTTTAACCATTGATATTGTTCTTGCGGTGTTGCTTCACCAGCAGTAACTAACTTATCTTCTAATCCTAATCCTGCAATAACGGGCTCAGTAGGAAAGCCAACAATAGTTGTTCCACTATACTGCACTAATTCTCTAGTAGGATATCTATTGTTTTTATATTGCTCAACCAACGGATCATCGTTTCTAAATTGTACCCATCGCATATACCATGCTAATGCAGGCAAATGCCAACCTTCAGTAAGTCCGAATAATTTACTTGTAGTTCCGGCAGGTTTAATTGTTGTCATTGTGTGTGGTACACTTTGACCTAAGTAAGCAGAATATTCTTTTGCTTCTTCTTTAACTGCTCTATTAAAACGAGCCATTGCTTGCCAAAATTCTTGAGACTTTTCTTCATCAATTAAATCTCTAAAACCTAATTTAAAAAACTTCCAAGCAAACTCTTGAACACCTGTTAAACCTACACCAATTCTATTTGTACGTTTCACTTCTTTATCATACACGCTAGACATAAGGTTTACACGTAATAACGACCTTGTAGCAACACGGAAGGCTTCCTCTGCTTCATCTAATGTATCTGCATGATAAGGTACTACGTCTGCAATAACACAAAACCCACCTAATACATTTAATGCAATTTCTCCACATGGGTTTGTAATAGTATGATATTTTTTACGTTTTGCTTTTTTAGCAAGCCTGCTCATTAATATTTGTGTGTCATCACGTAGTTGATATTTTGCACTACCTACATAATCTCCGCGATTTAAATCGTCCCATCCTTCATCATTTTGGACTAACATATCGCTATTTAATATACCAGGTTCTCCTGTACCATCAGCATAAGCGGCCTCTGTGAGTAGTTTAAATACCGCTCTAGCATGTTTTGTCAAGTCATCATTATATTTTTCATCGCCTCGTTTTACATTAAGTTTGTCCCAAAATTCTTTATCAGTAGTTACTGAGTTATTACTAGACCATAAAAATCCCATAGGAGGATACGCAGAATCTTTATTATACTGTACAATATCATCCATGCTTAATCCTGCGTATTCTATAGGTCGTTTAACTGTAATAAAATCAAGTACCGTTTTATCTTTCCATGATTTAGTACTCATTCTAGCTGCTCGTCTTGCACCGCCTACTAATACACATTCAGCCATGTAATGATCAATATACATTGCTTGGCGCCATGGTTCCATCCCGGCGTCTTTAATAGTTGCACATTTCTCAAATGCATTCATTAAAGAAACAGGTCCACTTGCTGGTCTATTTTGCATACCACCAATAGGTGTGCCTTTTGCTCTTACTTTACTAAAATCTAGTACAAGCATTTTATCTTTATGTATTTTCTCAAAAGCAGAATTTTCCCATATTTCTAATGCTTTTGCCCAGCCTTCTCTACTATCCGGAATATCATACCAAAGTGTATTTTCTCCTTGGCCGTATTTGTGTTTTCCGTCTCGCACAGACGTATGAGCAGAATAATCAAAGTCTGGATGACTTTCTTCTAATACACACCGCAATTGAGGGGCATTGTTCCAATTAACTAACATCATATCATCGTCATAACATCTTCCTACACCTGACCCGTTTAATAGTAAATAAAACAATAAAAAACTTGTGCTAGATGTAGCACAATTTGTAAACACTTCCATATTTCTTTCTGGCTGTTTTTCATCACCATGTTGTAAATGCCTACCGCTCATCAATAGACTTGCTTTTGCTATATGTTTTTTTAATAATCTAAATTCTCTATCTTTATCTTCTTCTTTAGGGCATAACAAACTATTACCCATTGCCACTCTACTAGCGACATCGTGCCATGTTTCCCATTCACCGTTTGGTTTCTTTCTTAATACAGTTCGTTCGGCTACAGCTTGCCCCATGCCAGGATGGAATGACCTGACATTAGGGTAAAAGATTTGTTGCATATTTTTCTCCTTGATTTCGTATTGCGGCATGTTTTTTATTTATAAAACTCGTCTAATCTTGCAGTCCACTTTTGACAATGATCTTCAAATTTCTTTCCTTCAATAATAAATTCTTGATACTGCAAATTACGTGAACACATTAATATTACTGCTTTGTTAATTGTGGTTTCAAACAATTCATTGTGTGCCATTGCATATGCACAACATTGTAAATAATAATCTTCTACCCACTCTTCTTTTTTAGGATTTTTTGTACTTTTATAATCTATAATTGCAGGATCACCTTTATGTGTGCCTACTAAGTCTGTTGTTCCTGCATATAATCCCGGATAATATAATCCTATTTCTGAACCCCATACTTCATCTACATTAGACAATCCTTTTTCTATAATTATATCAGACATGTCCTTTGCTAATTTATAAACAAAATTAGAACCATTTGGACGTTCTTCGTTGTCTATATAATTTTCTAAGTGCTTATGAAATACAGTACCCAATCCTGCGGCTTCTTTTGATATGCGGTTGGCTTCTTCTTCGCCTACTCTTTTGCGCCATTCAAAAAGAAAAGTTTTGTCTTTTGTTTTATCTAGGATTGTTGTAACAGAAGGAAAATCACCATCAGGTGTTTTATATAATCTACTTTTTCCGCTATCATCTCTTTTTAAAGATGGATAGTCATACTTCTCTACAATATTCATGTAACAATTATAACATAATTATATATTGATGTCTACCAGGATACAACCCATTTAAATGTTGTATTTGTTGATGTGTTTAGTTCTCTATGAATAGAATAACCTAAATCAGTAAAATGTTTTATAACTTCTGCCATTTGGTAAGATTTTGCTGCATCAACAGAGGAACCTTGCCAAACATTATAATAAGATTCTGCTACAGCTTTACCAGTGGGATCAGTTGATTCGGTCATAGTTGAATTATCTGTAATAGATACAGTAAGAACATTACCTGAAGTACTGGTCATTGTGGTTAATATATTTTTTTCTAGAGTAGTTTGTTCGCCATGTATGACTACTATATTTTGTCCACGTTTTCTTGCATCTGTTGCAGTAATAAAATTTGACATTAAAAATACTCCTTTTATATACCTATTTTCTTATTTACTTGTTTTACTGCTGTATTATGAATTTTATTAGCATCTTTTTTACTTTTTTCAGGATTAGTAAACATAGTAGCATCTGTAATTGCAAGTTCGATTACATTATTATTCATATTTTTAATAAGTTCTTCCCCTTGTAATAAATCATATAATCCTGACATGGTCATAGGATAACCCATTGCTTTTAAATCTTGTAATAAATTGACTGGAGATATTTGAGTTATACCTTCGGCTGCCGCTGATGTTAATAATGTCAGCACCTCATGTTTCATGTTATCAGGATTCCATTTATTTTCCTGAAGTATTATTTCACAAACTCGCATATTGGCCTCACTTGCCGGCCATCACTTTTGCGGCTTCTTGAATGGATGCTTTTGTTAATTTACCATTTTTTGCATGTTGAAGCAAAAGTTTTTTTGCATTTTCTATAGATTCTTTAGGGATACGCCCTAATGGTTCTCCTTCATTCCCTGCTTCTGCTTCGTCGCCTGCAAATTCGTCTTCAGCAGGAATTTCCATTTCGTCTCCCATGTCACCTGCCGGTGGCATTTCGTCTCCCATCATATCATTCATAGGTACTGCTTCCCCGGTAAGTACCATAATTGCTTGATCTACACCTTCACGAGTTGTTTTTATGGCATCTAATGCAGAACCTAATATTGTATCGACAGATTGATTAAAGATTTCGGCTTGTTCTGTTCCAAAAGATTCTCGCATTGCATCTGTTAAAGGCATAAGATCTTCAACTTGCATAGATGCTAAATCTTCTGCCATTTTTTGAATATTATCAACCATGTCTTTGGCTGCAAGAACAAGTTCTGCTTGATCTAAATCTTGTTCCATTAACGGACGAAGATTTTCTAAAGTAACAGAACGGGGATTTACCGAATCTGATAAGTTATGATCCCTATGAAATTGTTTAGTTTGGTGTTTTGCTTGGGCGTTCGATACTTTTTCTATATCTGTTCCTTTTTTAAATTTACCTTTAGCCACATAATCATTCATGCCAGGAGTTGATATTCGTTGTGTATAAGACCATTCTCCTGTTTTAGGATCTTTTATCGATCCAAATGAGCGTGACCCTATTCGTTTACCACCATCTTCTTTTACTTTTTTTACTTCTTCCACTTTTTCCTTTTTAGTATCTTCTTGTTTTGCTTCCATTTTTTTACCTGGATGGGAATGTTTTTTCATACCTTTTTCTTTATGCTCTGCAACTTTTTTAGTCATTTTAGATTCCTTGACTTTTCGTGTTGTTTTTCGTTGTGTCGGGGAAACTTCTTTTAGCATAATAGCCAAAGCCTCTGCTACCATAATTGTCTTAGCATAATCTGGATGCTTATGAAAATCATTAATATTAGATTCATTGACAATTTCTGATTGTTTGTCTCGCACTTTATACAATATGTTTTGTATTGCTTCAGGTGTGACGTCGTCTTTTTTAAGCGAAAAACCAAATGTTTCTTGCAGATAATTATTAATTTTATCTAATTTAGTTTTACCATGATCAAAGTCTGAAATATTCATTTTTTAAATCCCCATACTCATTTATATTATTTATCGAAAACTAGGATAAAAGCGACCGTTAATTCTATCAATGACTCCTTTGGTAGTAAGTTGTTTTACAATGGAACTTTCTCTTTCCGATAAATCATCTTTAGAACATCCTTCCTTACTACAAATCTTTTCATAAACAGTTGCTTCTTTATTTGAAATCATTACAGGACAAGGTCCTGCTACTTCTACAACTTTCATTGTATACCTGCTATATTTCGTATTGCCGAGCCTTTGGCAGACTTAGGTAATTGTCTTGCTGCTCGCATAGCACCTGATTTTTTAACATTTTTAGAATATAGTTCATTGCCATTTTGGTCTGTCATAGAGATATTAACATCTCCTGCAGGTTCACCTGTACGCATCTCTTCGTCTGCATCTGCATTTTGGCCTTTTACTGTTGGTCTAGTAGGTTTTATTGTTGATTGTGATTGATTTTGTGCAGCAGTTTTTGTTGCTGAGCCTGAATGTAATTCTGCTAAATATGGTTCTAAAATATTAGTTGCTTCGTCTACATTATTACCTTTAAGTTCATGAATCATATCTAATATTTCACTTAGACGCATATTTTTTGCCATATATGCTGCATGATCTTCAGGTACTCCGATTAGATCGACGATAATTTCTTCAACAGTACTTTCATTTAACGATAATAATGCTTTCATTTATTCATCGACCTTATTCGTTTGCTTACAGGATTAAATTTTTTTGTTCTCAATGCTTTTCTAGTCATTTTTTTGCCTAGTCGAGCTTTTGTTTTTTTAAGCTGAAATTTCTTTTTAATATCGATTGGTGCAGCACATTGAGAAGGATTTGATACTGCTCTACCTTTTCGTTTTCCAAAAGTACAGCGATATTTTTTAACAATCTTATCTTTACCTTTTTTTGCCCAAACAATTTTTGTTTCAATAAGAGGCTCAGTAACGTCACATATCTGCATAAATAGAATTCCTATTATTGTATTTATTAATTTATCATATGAAAGAGGCTACCGATAACAGCGACTAATAGAGTGACTAGGGTACCGTACATAATTTTCATTGTACTAGAAATTTTATCTTCTAGCGATCCTTGTCGAGATTCTAGTGCTTGAAATCTATCGGTATGATGATTGGTTACAAAATCTTGTACTTTGTCTATAGACTGTTCCATTTTGTCAAAACGAACATAACTTCTCTCAATTCGTCTAACTATGTCTTCTAATCTATCTTCTAAATTATCATACCGTTCTGCACATAGCTCAACATGAGCTTCTAAGCTCTGTTTTTCTATTGACATGTTTTAACCAAATCCTTTTACTTGTGTTTTTAATTACACGATATAGTAATATCGATTTGGAGCCAGTATTTGCCTAAAGTATTTCAGCCATTTCAATGATAGTGTTTCTATTAACATTATCACTAACATTAGTATTTATTATATTTCCAACAATGTCTGTTGTTGTATCAGTTAAATTACTAGAACCTTCTATAGGTATACTATGTAATTCATTTTGTAATAATTCTACTGACCAAGCTCCCGGACTAGAAGTGGCGATTTTAATAGTCCATATAGTTAAAGTACCACTATATTCAGAACCCAAACTTACACTATGAGCACCATTAAAATTAGTTATGTTTGTATTCTGAGAATTAACCGATACTATAGCTGGCTGACATCTCATACCTATACTTTGAAGTAAAATATTTAAATTTTGTGCCTGATGATAAGGTTTAGAATCTGCAGATGTTAAATCTAAGTTGTTACCATTAGAATCGTATAAAGAAGGATTTGCTCCCATATCTGAATCAGAAAAATCTATTAAACTGAATATTGAGAAAAATTCTATATTGGCGCCGACGAATTCCCCGGCATTATGAAATGTAGACATATAACCTTTATTAATATTTATTGGTCATAAAAAAAGACGTCTAAATAATAGACGCCTTTTTATTTTTTTATTTTATATTACCCAAAAGTAATTTCAACTGATGAGGTAACGCCTGTATTACCCTCACCATAATTGGAGCCGACTTCGGTGGAAGGGATTCCAGCACCTTCGATGATACATTGAACATCGTTTGTATCTACTTTTGTTGCTACTATTGTATTACCGTTGTATGCACATTGCTGAATTGCTGCGTTTATCTCCTCGGCTGAGATGGGAGTTTTAGCAAATTTCACCAACATCATTTGTTTGCCGCCATGCGTGCCTGTTGCTACATTTCCTGCTGCCATTTTTATTCTCCTAAATAGCTGTTATTTTATTTATTTATCTCTTAACATATATTTTGTTCGTATATCTGCCATTTCATCATATATTTCTATATGTCGTGCTTTAGTTTTAATAAAAGACATTATTGATGTCATTATTTGATTTTTTCGTGCATGATGTTGCAAATGCCAATCTTGTATATATCTTCGCATAGTTCTTATAGAACTATTTTGAATATTCAAAGTTGTTTGCATATTTAATAAAAATCTATGAATAAATTCTCTTTTTATGTCTGCACTTGCCAAACGATCAAGAAACATGAGGAACAGAGGCTTATTGATCGAGCCTAAATTTGCATTAATTAATAGATATAAATCTGTTCCGCCTATATAAAATTCTTTGAAATCTCTATATGATTTAGTTCTTTTTGCGTAATGTGTGGCTTTTGTGTGGGTTTCGGGTTCATTATACATAACATATAACATTAACATATATAAAAAAGTTAGATCTTTTAGCCCTTGTTCGCCTAAATTTTTTAATGTTTGTTTATGTCTAAACAATTTGCTTTCGGTTAACGTATTAATCGTGGTTAACATCATCGCACAATTTACCTTTAATTCTTTTTATAATATTTGAAATATGAAAGTTTTTTTGCTTTTTCCTTTTAATCCTTTTAGTAGCTAAATTTTTTGCCGCTAATTTACGAGGACTAATATCATGTAAATTTATAATTTCTTCAATTTTCATTTTCTTGAAATTCCTTAATTTTTCGCATTCCCCTTGAAAACTTTCTTACATCTTCTGTTCGTATTGCATTAATTAACCTTTTATTTAAATCGGCTGCTTGTTCAGAAGTATACGATTCCTGGATTAAATGTACTAAATTAATTACACTTGCAATAATATGTTCAGCTCTAGATTCAACTAATAAAGAATTATCTCGTTTAGTTGCTATTGTACTAATTTCTTCAAAAAGACTCTTTGTGGATGTCATATGTGATCCTTATGTATATATTTAGCTAAATATTGTTGTTATGAAAGCATTTGATATAGGCGAAGATTATCAAGCAGATTGGCAACCTATTCCTAGCGAAGAGGCTATAGATCAAGCCGAAGAACCTGCTGATCCTACAGGGTTACTTAATAATATTCAAAACATCGATCCTGGTATGTTACATCCTGATCCTCAAACCGGAGCAATGATGATAGATAATGCCATGGCTGCGGTTAATTTGATGGCCAGTAATAGAGATGTTAGGCCTACCCAAAGTCATGCTTTATTAAAAGTTCTTCAACTGATACTCGGTTAATCCATTCCTTTCAACATACTTCTTAATTTATCACTATGATTAACATTATCTTCTACAACTTGATTCTCTACTAATCCTGCTTTTACTTTTGATAATGTAGATTTCTTTTTAAGAGTTGCATATATATCTCCTGCAGGACTATTTTCTTGTTCATCATCTGGTAAATCTGATATACGCAAAGTGTTTAAATCAAACTCTAAGTCAAGTTTCTGTCCTACACCACTACTAGATCTAGTTTTCATAAATTGTATTTGCACTCTGCCACGTTCTCGCATTGCACGGGAACTGAATATACCAATAACATTATCAGCGGTTTGTATCTTACTAAGACCACCTGCAATATGCGAATGATCAAATTCTATTTCGTCTACTGCACCTCTGTTTAATTGAGATGCTGTTGCAAATAATAAATCTAATTCTACAGATAAGTTTCTTAATTCTTCGCTAACAAATTTATCTTTAATAAACAAATCACTTGGCGGTACTTTACGTTGTGCTGGCATCATTAAGTCTAAATAATCTACTAATATGCAATCCGGTCGTATACCTGTTTGTACTGTATATTCCTTTAGATATGCACGTATATCATTTACTGTACAACCATTTACTAACTGTACTATCTGTATTGCTCCTGCTTTTTTACGTTGCATTTTAACACGCAGGTCTACATCATCTAAATTTTTAAACAAATCCTTAGTTGAATATCCTGTACCCATTGCATCCATTCGCATTGCAGTTAGATGTTCACTAAGTTCTAAACTTAAATAGATAACATTTAAACCCATTAGCGACCAGTTTAATGCAAGATTCTGCAGGAATATACTCTTACCTGCACCACTACCACCTGCAAATATATTAAGTTCGCCTTTGTTAAATCCTCCAAATAACTTAGCATCAATAGAAGTCCAACCTGTGCTAGTACCGCCATTCTTAGATTTTAAATTACGCAATCTATCTGCAGGTTCGTTGTAGTAATCTGTACCTAAGTTTTTTGCTAAACTAACTTGTACTGCATCCTTAATTATTTTTTCTACTGCACCAAATTGATTCTCTTCTAATAAATCTGTCGAACCTAAAATTGCATTTGCTAATGCTTTGTGTTTACAAAATTGTTCAAAGTCGTCTAAGAACCATTCTTGGTGTCGTTCATCTACATCTTTAACTAATGTAAATTCAACACCTGTATTTGCCTTCAACTGATCTATAGTAGGAACCGTTGTGTATTTGTCTACATGTTCTTGTATAAACTTTACACTCTTTCTAAATTTTCTATCAAAATATTCTGAGTCTATAATTGCTTGACACCTACCATACAACTCAGAATCCGATAACAAAAACTCTACATAAAGTTTTTGCATATCTTCTGTATATTCTTTTGCTTCTTCAGCCATTCATAACCTTACTTTTTACTATTATTTTTGTTTTATTTGTTTCAACAAAATCTAATATACTTTTTAAAGTAAATGGTCTACCATATTTAATCACTGCATCTGCACAATCTTTTGCTTCTTCCCAAGGAGGAAAACTTACAGGCCAGTTATAATAAATTGCTTGCCGTATTACATCAATACCTGCTTTGTCTTGGTCTGGAACAAATATAACTTCTTTACCTAATTGATTTATTATTTGTGCTTGTTGATAATTTATGTTACTACCGCCTATTGCTACACCATCTATTGCTAATGCATCAAACGGGCCTTCAGTAACTAAAACATATTTTCTATTATTTTTTTGTGCATCTAAATTAAACACAAAGTCCTTAGGTTGTTGTTGATAATACTTAGGATATTTGTTTTGTTTTTCTCCCGTCCATCTTGCAGTAAAACCTACTACCTTATTTTTATACTTATACGGCAGTATAATTCTGTTTTGCATTTGACCTATAACTGCATCGCTATAATACCAATCTGCTAATTCAAGTAATTTTCTATTACTAATATATTCTAATGCTCTATTAAATAACGGACTAAACTCCCATTTATCTAATTGCTTAGAGCCTTTAGGTAAAGTTATTTCTGGCCAATTTATTTTATATTCAGATGTTTCTTCTTTTACTGGTTGAACTAAATCTGCTTCTCGCATCGTCTCCAGTTGAAGACGTTGTATATCCGATTTAGGTACGCCTAAATATCTTAATAGTTTTTTAAATCTATCAGTAAATCTATCTGTTGGCTTCCAACCCGTTTTGTAATTACAATTAAAACAATGATATATTATACCTTCTTCAGGTGTAAAAATAAAACCGCCTCTATGTCTTGTGTCGGGTCTAGATTGGCCGTAATGAATACAACATGGACAATTTATAGTGGTCCAACCAGATGGAGTCTGTTTTGCGTTTATTGGAAGATTTGCTTTAACAACATCCAGAACTATACTCATGCATATAGTTTAACTTCTATATAAGATTTTGTCAACCGTTCCTACATTAGCAGCATCTGGATCATGGGCAAATCTAATCCATGTTAAATTAGATGTAAAATTAACAGAATCAATTAATTGACCTGATGTTGATGCGGTATAAGATTTATAATCCGCACCTGAACCAATTGATATAGGGAAAAACCCAGAAGCAGCAGATGTTGATTCTATTGATCCTTCTACATAAATGTTTCCTGTATAATTGGTATGATAAATTGCTAATGTATGAAGAACATTATTTGTATCACTAACAGATATTGCCGAACTATATGTTTTATCGCCTATTCCTCCAGGAATAGAAAAAGTAGTAGTTATCGAATCTTCAAATCCAGGTATAGGCCCATCTTTAAGTTCAATAGTTACTTTTGTATTATCTGATCTATCTACAAATAAAGGCAATGATTGTCCGTCATTATTTGTTAATGTCACTGCTAATTCATAAAATCCTGATTTTATAACAGTTAAATCAACATCAGATATTGTTAAAGTGGCTTTCCCTGTAACATTTTCTATTTCTACTAATTCTCTAGAAAATAGTAAACTTTTGGTTGTATGGTCTACTAAATATGCTGTAAGTGTACCAGAATTTAAATTAACAGGTTTTCGGTCGTTATCTTTAATGAAAAAATTTAATACAGTACTAACACCTTTGTAAACTTTTATTATTTTATTATTCATAGGAGGATTCACCGTTTTATTATTATCATTTGCTAACATGAGATGTATATTGATATCGTACTTATATAAATAAATTGTTTCAGCCATATTATATCTCACTTAAATATATTTATCGTAATTTACTTATGGAACTAGAATCAGAAATAAAAGAATTTTTAGATAAATTTCCTTTTTTAAGTTTATGTAAACAAGGAGATGAAGAATATATAGGTATTGTGCAAAATATAAGCAATAATTTAGCATCTGTTTATGTATTCAATAAATTAAAAGAAAAAGAAAAGAAAAAATTATTTTTAGAGCTTGGAGAAGAATGGTGGTGGGAATCTAATAGAATGATTCCTATTAACATAATATTAGGAAAAAGATTTCAAGATTTTCGATATATATTAACTAGTTTTTCTATTAAAAATTTCGAAATATTGTACGGGCCTTCTATATCTTTACAAGATGTAATACAAAAAAGAGTCAAACGTAGGCAGATTCAGCTAATTCGCAAAGAGAATTGAGCTGGACTGTTATTGCATATGCATAACTTATAGCATGAGATTTTTTAAAGTAATATGAACCATCTTGAGGCTTTTGCCATACTTGTTCTTCTATTACTATCCATGGCTGTCCTAATAAGTACCTTTTGGCAGGTCGTATTATAGCTAATACCATAGCAAGCTGTTCAACAGACCTTGGTTTCATTTGAGAAACTATATCATAATGATCATGTATGTGAAATAATTGCTGAACAATTTCTTTATGCAATAACAAAGACCAATCTGGGATTCGTTCTAATAATCTAGTTAGGTGGGTTTCGTCTTTGACATGTTCATAGATGTTTACATTGAGTAAATCGAGTTTAAAATAACCTAATTCTTCGGCTTCCTTATAGTTAATCGTAGATAAATTTGTTGTAGGATCATGCGGAATGTCGTGAAAATAAACACCTGT